GATAAGTGGAAACCTGCGTTTTATACGGCACGAAAAAACAAAGCAACTGATGGAGATGAGATTGTAAGTTTTGCAGAAAATTATTTCAATGTCTTGAAAGGTTTTCGGTCAGGTGAACCGTTGGTGTTTACTAACTGGCAGAAGTGGCTGTTGCGTTCTTTGTATGAGCGCAGTGATGTAACGGGCAGGTTGCGTTATCGGCGTGCGCTTATTGGTTTGCCACGCAAGCAGGGGAAGTCTTTAATGATGTCTGCCGTTGGCGTTTACGGGATGATCGCAGGTGAATCAGGTTCAGAAGTTTATGCTGTAGCAAACGATAGACAGCAAGCACGAATTATTTTTAATGAAGCAAAACAACAAATAGTGAACAGTCCGTTACTTGCTGCTGAATCAAAGGTGTATCGGGATGCGATTGAAATGCCTCGTTTCGGTTCTGTGTTTCGTGTCCTGTCATCAGACTTTAAAGGTCAAGCAGGATTAAATCCTTCACTCGTTTTGTTTGATGAATTATGGGGGCAAAACAATAGTGATCTTTACGATCAAATGACTTTAGGCTCTGGCGCACGCATAGAACCATTGACAGTAAGTATCACTACAGCAGGATATGACTTAGAAAGTTTGGCAGGTAAGTTGTATCAGTACGGAAAACAAGTTGCTTCAGGTGAAGTTGATGATGATCAGTTTGGTTTTTGGTGGTGGGAAGCACCAGAGGATTGCCAGATTGATGACCGTAAAGCGTGGCGCATAGCAAATCCAAACTTGGCTGAAGGCTTACTTGATCCTGATGATTTGGCTGTAGCTGTTAAACAAACATCAGAAATGGGGATGCGCCGTTGGCGATTAAACCAATGGGTACGCTCACAAGAATCATGGCTACCTGTAGGTGTGTGGGAACAATGTGTATCAGCAACACATCAACTCGATACAGAGTTACCAGTATTTGTTGGAATCGATATGGCGTTACGCCACGACACGATTGCCGTAGTAACTGTGCAGCAACAAGATCAAGTTTATGTGATGCAAGCAAAGATTTGGCAACCTGAACTTGAAGGCGTAGATGTTATTGATGTTGAACTTTATTTGCGTGAACTACATAACACTTATACGGTACGAGAGTTTGCGTATGACCCTGCGTTTTTTCAACGATCAGCAGAAGCCCTGTCTGATGACGGACTGAACATGGTGGAGTTTGGGCAATCAGCAGCACGAATGATACCTGCTTGTGGCAACGCCTACGAAATGATTATCAACAAAAAAGTTGTCCACGATGGCTCACCAACTTTCACAGATCAAGTTCTTTCAGCAGCGCAAAGAATGACTGATACAGGCTGGCGTTTATCTAAAGGCAAATCTAGGCGCAAGATAGATGCCTGTATTGCTATGGTTATGGCATTAGATCGAGCAACAAGCAAACCACAAACACAAGCAACACCAACAGTATTGGACATATGGGCATGAAAGAAATTATTACAACAGCATTAGAAATTGTTGGAGGCATTTTGATTGTTGTCGGCATCGGCTGTTTCAGTATTCCCGTTAGTGTTATTGTTGCGGGTGTTCTGATGGTTCTCGCTGGAGGTTTTGCGAAATGAGTTTGTGGCGTAAAGGTGAACAGCGTGCATTGCCGACCACTATTGACCCATATCAAATTACTGCTCGCCCATTTTTCAATAACTGGTCTGGTGAAATCGTTACAGAAACATCTGCGTTCGCACATAGCGCAGTGCTCGCTTGCGTGACTATCCTTGCAGATTCCATTGCATCAATGCCGTTACAACTTATTAGAACTAGAGGAGGCAGGATTGAACAGTTACCAACACCATCAGTCTTGCTGCGACCAAACGATAGACAAAACATTTTTGAGTTCATCCACCAAACAATGCTTACTCTTGCAATACATGGCAACGCCTACATCTATGCCCCATCAGGAACAAATGGTTTGCCCATTGAGATGCGCAATATTCACCCCAACGCTGTCAAGGGAATCGCAGAAAACGAAAACGGAACATTAACTTACACAGTAGGCAAACAACAATATTCAAATAAAGATGTGCGTGGCATCCATTGGTTGATCTTGCCAAACATGATGAAAGGCATTTCGCCTTTGGAAAGTTTGCGTAACACTGTTGGTATGGGCTTAGCAATGGATCGTTTCCTTGCACAGTTTTATGGTGAAGGTGCAACACCATCATCGGTATTAGAAACAGATCAATCAATAACCCCTGAACAAGCGAAACAAATCCGTGATAATTGGGAGGAAGCCCACTACAAACATCGCAAACCTGCCGTACTTCAGGGCGGTTTGAAGTGGCGTTCAGTTACAACTAGTGCTGCCGATATGCAAATGTTGGAACACAAAGAATCAATCATCCGTGACATTGCTCGTGTGTACCGTATCCCGTTGCACTTGGTGTTGGGTACTGGTGGAGATTCACAGACATATCAAAACTTGGAAGCATTAGGCAGTGCCTTTTTCCAATACACTTTGCTCGGTTGGGTACGCCGACTAGAAAATACTTTCAGCGAAATGTTGCCTGCTGGAACTGAAGTGCGTTTTAATCCAGCAGAGTTCTTGCGTGCTGATCTGATGACCCGTGTTAAAGCACAGCAGATACAAATTATGTCTGGAACATTGACACCTAATGAGGCTCGTGAAATAGAAAATCTTGAACCGTATGAAGGTGGAGATCAGTTCGTCATGGGCTTGGCTGGTACGGCGTTGGCTGGTATCGCAGGTGGAGACTTGCCAACTTTAGGTACAGATCCGATTCCTCCAGCGAGATAAAAGATGAAATCAATCGCAGTAACAGTAACCACTTCACCAACTTTGATTGTTGCAGCAGACAACTTGCCTCGTACCTGCTATTTGCACTCAACAAGTGGCAGCACATATCTTGGTGATAGTGCAGTAACGGTGTCTAGTGGTTTGCATTTGCCAAACAACGCAACAATAACAATCCAAGTTCCATTCGGTGAAACTCTTTATGGCATTACTAATACAGGCACTACCAATGTTCGTTTGCTAACACCAGATGTGGATTGATTTATGCCGTACGGAATATCTGCTACTCAACCTGATTGCTCTAATTGGGCAACAGTAAAAAGTTATGACAACATCACAGAAACAATTACTTGTCATACAACAAAACAAGATGCTATAGATCAAATGGTGGCTTTGTCACTCGCAGAAAATCTTGAACCATTAGGTGAAGTGCGTATTGGTGGTGCAGAGGAAGTTTTGATTGTCGATATCGATGACACTTTGCTTCAGAATGGTGTTCAGCCAATACAAAAAGTTATTGACTATGTAAACAACGATTATTCTGAATACTTGGTAGTCATTGTTACGGGCAGATTAGAAACAGATCGTGAAGCAACTGTGGCTGCGTTGTCTGACGCTGGCGTTCAATATGACCGTTTAATTATGAAGCAAGATGAAGCACTTGATAACGCACAATACAAAAAGAGTGTGGCAGAGGAATTGATTGCTGACGGAAAAACTATTGACAAAGCGATAGACAATGATTCTGCTGCTCGTGACGCATATACACAATTAGGTATTGAAGTCGTTGATCCATATGAACTCGATATGGCAGATGAACCAACAGAAAATAGTTTGCGTGCGATCAACTTGAAGCCACCTGCGTTTATGCGTGAGAACGCCAAGCGAGGATTGAGGTTGCATAGTGAGGGCTTTAGTGGTGATGGATTGAAACCACAAACCGTTGAGGATGCACGCAAAATGGTTTCAGGTGTTGTTACAGAGGACAAGTGGCGCAAAATTGGTGCGTGGATTGCACGACATATAGGAGATTTGGATGCTGTTGAGGGTGACGAAATCACGGGTGGTCTTGTAGCAATGTTGCTGTGGGGTGGTGGCTCAACGAAAACTGAAGCAAAAAGAACTATGGATTATGCTTACGGTATTGTTGAAAGATTAGACGCTATAGAAACAAACTCAACAAACAAGTATGATTGGCAAACTATGACTGACACGATGCAATGGGTAGCAACAGACATTAACGAAAAGCGCAGTATTGCGTATTCTAATTTAGAGTTGCGTGCAGAGTCAGACGGCAACACTATTGTTGGTTACGCAGCAATTTGGGATTCTCCTTCAGAGCCAATGCCATTCATTGAGTATGTGAAGCGTGGCGCATTTTCTAAAACTTTGAATGATGGCGCAGATGTCCGTTTGCTTGTAGATCATGAAGGCGTACCACTAGCACGCACAAAGTCTGGAACAATGACATTGGTTGAGGATGAGCGTGGTTTGCGTATGGAAGCAAAACTTGATCCGATGAACCCTGACGCAGCTCGAATTATGTCTGCTATGAAGCGTGGCGATCTATCGCAAATGTCTTTCGCTTTTCGTACTGTGAAAGATAATTGGAACAATGACCGTAGCGTAAGAGAGTTGCGTGAAGTCCAGTTGTTCGATGTTTCCGTTGTAACTTTCCCTGCTTATGAAGAAACTGTTGCAGAGTTGCGCACGAAAAATGTGTGTGTTACAGTTCCTATCACTTCTGGATTGCTTTTGCGTAAAAACCAAATCGCTTTACAGAAGTATCGCAGCCGTTAGTCAGCCGACCCTAGAACGGGTCACTACCTCTAACACTCGTCAAACCATAAACCGATTTGACCATTGGAGGTCATAATGTCATTTAGCAACACACTTATCGAAAAGCGTGACGCTGCACTAGCAAAGGCTGAAGCCATTGTTGCAGTAGCACAAGCAGAAGCCCGTGAACTTTCAGCAGAGCAAGATGCAGAAATTGCTGCGTCACTTGATGAGGTTCGTTCATTGGATGAGCAAATCAAAACCCACAGCGAACTTGAAAAGCGTTCGGCAGAAGCAGCAGAACTTCGCAAAGAAAAGAAGTTTGATGTTGCCGTAGCGAGCACCGTTGTCAAATCAGAGG